CCAATATCTGAGGAGCTCAATGAGGACTCAGTGAAATTCACTGTGCCGATCCCTGATTGAATCATTGAGATTGTGCCCCCAATAGATCCGCCCTGCTCTGCAACCCCAAGGATTGCTGAGGTTCCTGCGCTTGAGGCCTTCTCAGCAAGGCCATGAGCCCCCGCAATCTTTGATCTGAGGATATCCCCTGAGGTGATATTCTCATTGATGGTTATTGAGGTCGATATCTCGATCGCATCAGTATCATCAGGATTGAAAACGTCCCTGTTGCCCATCTCAGGCCCCTATTCTGAATAAGTGAATTCTACAAGATCAACAGTTGCTGATCCCGCATTGACCTTGAAAAACACATAGCAAGGAGAGGAATCAAAGACATAATCAAGATCGATCTTGAATATGCATGATCCTTTTGTCCCTGTTGTGATCCCTGCATCAATGCTTGCATCTGAGGAAGCAACGATCGCCTCATCTCCTGCTGAATCTGTGCAGATCTTGATTGAAAGGGTTGCAGCAGTACTCACTGAGCTCAACTGCACAAAGAGCCCTTCAAGGTGAAAGTTGAGAGGAAAACCTGAAGGCATTTGCAGAGCAATCTCAGCTTTCTTTGCAGCTGCGTAACTTGTATTGTTGACGCTCAATGCAGGAGAGGCACTGCTCTTTTTGATCAATTTTGTTGTTTTCGTTGCCATGATGATCGCTCCTATCTGCCTGATCATATTTGTTGAGCTCAGATGAACAGGGGATCATGAGGATCAATCCCCTGCTCAAGAGCAAAGATAGCCGATACCAACCGACTGAAAACAAAATAACACATGATTTTATTTTATTTATTTTTATAAAAGGGGTAGACTTTTATTTTAAATGGGGATACAATAAAAGGGAGCCTGATGCTCAATCAACTTTCAAAGGACAAGAAATGAAAATAAGACTACCTACTGAAACAGATATTAACGACATCAAAAGATATGTTAACGATTTACAGGAAGAGATCAATGAAGGTGACTATAGCATTGCTGTAATGGAAATAAACCGAATTGAAAACCGTTTAAAGAGCCTAAAGCGTACACTGCATTTAAATGCAAACAAGAGCAAAATTATTGAGATTCAGCAAACTCTTAATTGCTCAAATCTAGAAGCAATTGAAGCCTTCTTGAATCAAAAAAACTAATCAACAATCAACCGCCCTCTCTTGGGGGCGGCCTGTCCTGCAGTGTGCTGCAGCTGATGAGCCCAAAAGGGCGAAACAGGATCAACTTTAAATGAGGAAACAAACAATGATATCAGTTGACCAATTTATGCTTGAGCAAAATCTCAAGATCGCTCAGGGAAGCCTTGAGAATGCAGTTGCAGCTGCAAATTATTGCATGCAAATTATGAAGGCCTTGCTAGGGGCGGGATATGCTGTAGAGGTGCATGATGTAATAAACCGCTCAACAAATCTGCACACGATTATAAAAGCCCTTAATAGTACAGGCCACGATCGCCTAGCACTTTACTCTCGATCAGAGTCTGGTAAATACACATTATTTGCTGGCTGGGTTGAATTTATCTATGATAATGAACCCAAATATTTAGTATCAGATTATAGCAATCGATTCGAACTAGAGTCTATTCTAAATCGTGTACATGAGAATCATTTCGGCTCAGAAAAATAATCAACAATCAACCGCCCTCTCTTGGGGCGGCCTGTCCTGCAGTGTGCTGCAGCTGATGAGCCCAAAAGGGCGAAACAGGATCAACTTAAACCAATGAGGAAACTAACCAAAATGAGTATATTAACAGTTAAACAGGCAAGTCATAATGATCTCTTGCAGGCTATGCGAATGATTGATCATATTGTGAGCATGCACAGTATGTATAAGCATGAGATACCTGAGGAAGTCTTAAACAAACTTTATTCAATGGTAGAGGATCTAGATGACATCATAGCTGATCACTTTGCTGAAGATTCAGAAGACGAATCAGACAAATAATCAACAATCAACCGCCCTCCCTCTCTTGGGGGAGGGCACAATCAATGAGGAAACAAATGAAAACAACTTATGAGATTTTAATCTGGATGGGATCACAATGCCCAAATATCGGCCTACGATATTTTGATTTGCATGAGGCACAAAAAGCGCTTGAAACATATAAGAATCATGTTTCAATTGCGAAAGAATATCACAAGTCAGTACCTCAAGATGATGGGCTTCCCTACATGACTATTAAACGATGGAATCGTTTTGGTGAGTTTGTTTGTGAATATGGACTTGGATGTGATGTCAACTTTTCAGAACTGCCAAAATACGTGCAAAAGAAATGCTCAGCCCTGATTGAGTACGACCTTTCAGACAAATAAACAATCACCCGCCCTCCCTTGATTGGGAGGGCACAATCAATGAGGAAACAATGAAAACAGCATATTTAATTGTATTGTGGATAGGCTCAAATGATCCCTCTTTGGATGTTGCCTATTTTGAACTGAGTGACACAAAGAAGGCACTTGAGCATTTCAAGTACATGATTGAGCAATCACAAGAATATCGAAATGCAAATCCAGAGGATAACGGGCTGCCTTACATGTCGATTCAAAAATGGAATGAGGAAACTGGATATTTTGTCGAGTATGGAAAAGGAACATTCTTATTTGATGATGATTATTCCCGCCTTCCTAAATATGTACAAAAGAAATGCTCCAAGCTCATCGCTTACGATCTTTCAGACAAATAATCAACAATCAACCGCCCTCCCTCTCTTGGGGGAGGGCACAACCAATGAGGAAACAATGAAGAGCAAAGAACAATTCATACTAGAACAACGACTCAAGATCGCTCAGGGGAGCCTTGAGAATGCAGTTGCAGCTGTTGATCGCTGCAAGGCGTGGCTCAACACAGATGATCACTGTGAGGAACTGCTGCATGATATGATCTGTGTAATCATCCAATCACATGATGAGATCCGTACAGTTGAGCAGGAACTCAAGGAGATCAAGATTCCCGTATATCGGATCATCTGCCCTGAGTGCCTGAGAATCCAGATTCATCAGGATCTCGGAATCAATCCTAATTGCGTATCATGCAATCATGAGCTCACCTTTGAGCATGTGGAGGAGTTATGAGTGAATTAGCAATCGCAATCCATGAGGGGGCTCAAGCAGTCCATTTCATGCATCTCAGTTATGCATTCATCTGCTTGATCATGCTTTGGGCATTCAGCACAGTTGATTTGACAGGAGGCGCAAATGAATAAGTTAGATTGGCTTAAGAAGCAGGGTTTTATCATCCGATTGCAGGGGAATGATTATGTACTGTACAAAGGGCTTGTTGCCCTTGCTCATGAGATGGGCCTCAAGTCGATCGTCTCAGAGCCCATTCAGATTGATTGGGATGCAGGCCGATTCGTCTTTCAGGCTACTGTGACAATGCTTGATGAGGCGGGCCATGAAAAAGTCTTTGTTGATTATGGGGACTGCACAAAGCACAACACAAACAAGATGATCTATCCTGCTGCTCTGCGCATGGCCTCCACAAGAGCAAGAGGACGGGCTCTCAGAGATGCAACGGGCGTTGCACTCACAACACATGAGGAGCTCCCAAATTAGGCTTTGATGATTGTGCTATTATTCAAGGGACTCATTGAGTCCCTTCTTTGTTTTTGAGGTTGATATGAAAGGAGATCGAAACATGATAACAACAATAATTATTGCAGCCCTCTCAGGCTCTCTCCTCACAGGAGGGGCAATCTATTTTGTGCAATCCAGAGGAGCAAAAAACCTTGAGCTCACAGAGCAAATCATCAAGGCAATGGAAACTGAGTTTGAAAAGGCACAGGCTCAAGCCGTCCATAATCTCACAGAGCCCGATCTGCTCAAAGTGCCCTGCTCTGAGGAGTACATCTCAAAGAGGGGCGATCTGCTGTGTCGTGAGATGTTTTGCAGGATGAATCGGCAGGGCGGGGGAGCCAATAGCTCAGGAGGAGCAGGCGCAACAGAATCTGATTGCAGTGCAATCTCTGCAGCTGCTGTCAACAAACTCAAGATTGATTCATGCATGCAATATTGGGATGAGGGATCAGGATCGGATCAGAACTCGCAATTTTGGCGGTGCATGAGTGCTTTCGGACAAAAACCATAAAATAAAATAAAAAAGGGGTAGACAATTATTTTAAATGGGGATACCATTATTGAGAGCATAATGCTCAATCAACTTTCAATGAGGAACCTAACCATGAATATCAAAGAACTTATGCAGCGCAGAGAGCAAATAAACAAAGACATCACATCAGCAAATGAAACTTTGGATTTTGTAGATTCAGCAATTGCACGATTATCAGATGAGTGCTCTGAGCACAGATGCATTTGCTATAAGCAAATCATTATGCTTGCACAAATGGGTCAAAAAACACAGGCAAAACTTGCAATCATGCTTGAGCAAAATGTAACCCTTGAAGAGGCAAAGGCAATCATTGCAGCCCAATCAGAAGAGCCTGCAGCTGCAGAGCCTAAGCAAGAGGAGCCTGAGCAATTTGCAGGGCTCAACCTTACTGAGAAGGAAATCACAACCCTCAATGCACTCATCAAGGGCCTTTATGCTGAGGTGGGTTTCACAGATGTGTCAGATCTTGATCTTGTCAATGAAACAGGAATCCCCGCAAAGAGCATGAGAGGGGTCTTGAGTAGCCTGAGCAAGAAGGGGATCATTGATGTTGATACATCATTAGTTGAAAGTATCAATAAGCAAAAGAAGATGCAAAATGAGCCAAAAGTTGCATTCAACTCTTTCATCAATCTTGCAGAAGAATATTACAGCCTGCATCCTGAATGGGCAGCAGAGATTGCCGAAAACGCATAATCAACAAAACAAAGAGAGGGGGCCGTTCAGGAGCCCCCTCTCAATCAACTTCAACTTAAACAAGGAATCAAACAAATGATTCATTTATCTATAACCTCAGGCCTCATCTTGTTGCAACTGCAAAAGGAAAATAATCCTGAGATCCGCACTTGGCTTAAAAGCCTCTATATCAAACTTGCAGAGCAGGAACTGTTCTCAAGCCTTCCTGAGGCTGCAGCTGCTTTCCCCCTTCCTCAAGATTTGGCTTAGGGGGCGCACATGTCATCACCTTTCCGCCCGCTCATTCTTGCCAAGTGCCAAGAGCTCTTTGATATCACTGATGCTGATCGTCATCTCCGATCTCTGAATGTGCATATCGTGAATCGCAAATTGCACAATCACACAGAGAGAAATGAGCAATCAATCACCTCTTTTGTTTATGGCACAAAGGGCCTATACAATCAGAAGATTACAGAGCAGGCTCATTCCTGTGATTGCCCCGATCGATCTGATATCTGCAAGCACATCATCAAGCTCTCTGTTGAGGTCTTGATCAAGCATGAGGATCTGAGCAATGACTCTTGAGCAGCAAATCACTGAGCTCACCCAAGAGCTTTTGCGCCTTGATCGTGAGATGATGAATCTCATGGACAGCCTGCACTGTAATCAGTTCACAGATAGCCCTGAGATGCAAAATAGCCGCTCAGAAGCCCTCAAGGATTGCATTGATACCTATTTCAACAAAGAGCAGGCTCTTGAGGCTCTCATGCAGCAATTGAGAGGGGCCTCAAATGTATAAATACACAAAGGTCACGCTTGAGGAGATTCAGCGCCTTGCTCCGTTATTGGGCTGCAAGTTTGCTGTGCTCATGCTCCTCAGGCTCTATGCGGGCTCAAATGGGGTTGCTTATCCATCTCAGAAGAGCCTCTCAGATCTTTCAGGCTACAATGCCCGAAACATCAGAGCAGCAATCAAGAAGCTCATTGAGGCAGGGGAGATCGTCCAAGTTGGATATCATAACGGCCTGCAGCGTACTGCAAAGTACAGGGTAGGATCATCGAGTCCTATAGGATCAAATGATCCTAAGGGGGAGGATCAAATGATCCTAGAGGGTAGGATCATCGAGTCCTATAGGGTAGGATCAAATGATCCTACAATAATTACTAAAGAAGATAATGAGGAGGAGAAAGAAGAAAATAAGCCCTCGGATTTTTCTCTCTCTGATTCTCAATCAACACAATCAACATCAACTTTCAATCCCAAGAAGAGCAGAATCAATTGGGACACAATCAAGAGGCTATAACAATGACAATATCAAAACAAGATGCAGCTGAACTCGTTGAGCTCATAGGCACAAACTGGGGACTCGATCTTAAATGGCAGGAGGCATGGTATCACAACACATCCCTGCTCTTTTGGGCCACCTTCAAGAAATATGATTTTGATGTGCTCCAAGATTCCGTTTTTCAAATCCTGCAGGATAACACCTCAAAAAAGGTTCCTCCCTTTGCTGAGTTCAAGGAATTCATAATCAAGAAGGCAGGAGAGAGCCGCCTCTCTGTGAATGCCTCAGATGAGGGCTGCGACAAATGCACCCCAAGAGCCAAGAAGGATAAGGGCGGGACTCGTCGAATATATGCCTCAATCAGCATCTCAGGCGCACCTCCTAAGCGTTTTGAATGGGTTGCCCGTTGCACCTGTGCAAGAGGCGCCCAAAACCTCAAGGCGTTCAATTATGAGCAGTTTGCTCAGGCCCTTGCTGATGATCATGCCTATCGCCTCTTGGGGCGGCGTGATCCAATCGACTTTGAGATCCTTGATTATGCTGTGAGCGTATATAACCCCACAACAGGCAATGAGGATTTTCCCCCTCATGTGCCTCTTGTTGAGCCTGTTAATCTTGAGGGCCGTGAGGAGAGAAGAGCACAGATGAGAGAGGAGAGAGAAGCTCAACGCCTCAAAGCCAAGTTGAGCAGAATCGGCAATCGTAAATCCGTTGATCCTGATCTCAAACTCAAGATGCAGACTCAGCAGCTCTATTGGGCAGCAAAAAGAGAAGGGACTCAATGAGTCCCCTCTCAGTCCCTTGATTGGAATCCCTCCCAATCTCTCATGCAAGGATTATCCTTGCATATTCAAAATAACCTTTTAATTTTATAGTGAGCAAAGAAATGAAAATTAAAAAAGCAAAACGCGGCCGCCCTGCTTTGGGCACAAAGGCCCCTCAACTTGTCCGAAAAAACATCAAAGTAAAAGCGGAGATATGGGAGCAGCTGCAAGAGCTCTCAGTGATTCATGACGCCTCAATCTCCTCAATCATCTCTCAGTTTCTTGAGAATGGAATCAAAGAAGCAAAGGGGGCCAAATGAATATTCATCACCCTCAAGATCTGTTCTTTCAGGAGGATGAGATCTGTGAACTTCGCATCCCATCTCAGAGGCTGCTCTTTGGGGACTGCATGCAACGGCTCAAAGAGCTTCCTGATAACAGCATTGATTCGATTGTTTGCGATCCGCCCTATCATCTTCAAAGCATTGTCAAGCGGTTCAGTGCTGAGAATGCCGCCCCTGCAAAGAGCAAGCAATCAGGCGTATATGCACGCTCATCACGGGGCTTTATGGGCAAAACTTGGGACGGGGGAGATATTGCATTCAATCCTGATATGTGGGCTGAGTGCCTCAGAGTCCTCAAAGCAGGCGGGCATCTCATAGCCTTTGGAGGAACAAGAACAATCCACAGAATCACCTGTGCCATTGAGGATGCAGGCTTTGAAATCAGAGATATGATTGCATGGTGTTATTATTCAGGGTTTCCAAAAAGCCTTGATATTTCAAAGGCAATTGATAAGCATTTGGGGGCTGAGAGGGAGGTGATTGGAAAGGCTGAATCTTGGAACAGACCACAAAGCAAATTAGGCGATACAGCAAGAATGAATAATTCTGAATCAATATATGATATCACAGCCCCCTCAACAGAAGAGGCTCAAAGATGGGCAGGATGGGGAACAGCCCTCAAGCCTGCATATGAGCCCGCAATCCTTGCAAGGAAACCCATTGAGGCGGGAAGCATTGCACGGCAAGTTTTGAGCACTGGAACAGGGGCAATCAATATTGATGAATGCCGTTTTGGATATGGGGATCCTGCTTGGATTGGGCCAAATGAAAATTATGGGCGTTCTGCTAGTCGGTCAGATGGCACAATCGCAAAAGTAAGAATTGGTGGTGGTGTGCCAATTGGTGATAATAGACAAAATATAAATTATCCACATAATCTTGGGAGATGGCCTGCAAATATCTATCAATGCCCCAAAGCCTCAAGGACTGAAAGAGAGCAGGGCCTTGAGCATCTTGAGGCTATCTCAGGTGCAGATGCAGTTGGGAGAGAGGAAGGATCTGCAGGGGTTGAAAACCCAAGAGCAGGCGCAGGGCGCACGGCCTCAGAGGTCAAGAACACTCATCCAACAGTCAAGCCTCTTGGGCTCATGAGATGGTTATGCAGGCTCATCACCCCAAAGGGCGGCACAGTCCTTGATCCCTTCTCAGGATCAGGCTCGACTCTTGCAGCTGCAACCCTTGAGGGATTTGATTCAATCGGCTGTGAGCTCACGGCTGAATATGTGCCCATCATTGAGGGGCGCATCAAGTGGGCAAGAGAGGAATATTTCAATATCAACGCACAATTAGATATCCCTTGGTAAATAGGAGCAAAGAACAATGGGAAAACATGGAAACAGCAAATTTCAGGAGCCAATTAAGAACAAGATCTATCAGGCTTTGATGCTTGGCTCGACTTACAAATTAGCGGCAAATTATGCGGGAATCGCAGAGTCAACGATCTATCATTGGCTTGATCGAGCAAAGCAGCAAGGGGAGGGAGAATATTATGATTTTCTTGTAGCGTGCAGAGAGGCAGAGGCACAGGGGGCCCTCAATTGTTTGGGCACTCTCAACAATGCAATCTCTCAAGGCAATCTTCAGGCGGCAATGTTCCTCTTGGAAAGGCGGCACAGATATGAGAAGAACCTCAATCCTGAGGCCAATATTGAGATCAATATTGATATTTCAGAATCAAATGTGCCTGAGCTCGTTGAGCAGATCAAAGAGCAAGCCCTCCAAGAGGTGATCATGGGCCCTGTTATTGATTTGGATGAGGAGTAAGACATGAGAATCAAAGAAACAAGAATCAAGAAGATGCTGAGAGAGAGTCGCTTCTCTCTCAATCTCACAATCTCAGATCTTGCATTTATGATTGATGTGTCAGATCGTACCGTCCTCAGATGGATTGCTGAGGAAAGCATCCCATCATATCATCACAGAATGAGAATATATGAGATTTACGCCCTGCTTGATGGGCCCCGATCTCATCAAGAGCAGATTGATATCTCTCAGAGGATTGCAGAGCAACTTGAGCGCAAGGAGAGGAGGCCAATCAAAACGCACATGTCAACCTATCTCAGAGAGCTCAAAGATCATCTTGGGATCACTCAGGTGAGATTGGGGAATCATCTTGGATATTCAGAACAGGCGATCTACAAATGGATCAATGGGCACAATATCCCCCGATCAGCAGCTGCTGAGATTATTCTCATTGCACTCAGGAAAGGGCTCCCAACTCCTCCAAGTGAGCAGCAGTTTTGGGAACTCTATGAGCAAGACCTCAAGGAACGATCAAAACGATCAAAGGCTCTGAGGTTGAGCAATGCAGCAAAATGAGGCACAGGAGCAGATCAAGATCCTCAGCAAGATCAGGAAGGCTTTCCCCCTTGCTGTTTCAAGGCTTTGGGTGCCTCATTGCCACAGATGGGACGGGCTAGCCTCATCCTCTGAGAGGGGGCGGGGCTGTGGAAAGCCAATGATCCGCCTCTCCTCAGGCGTTTGGAAATGTAACGAGTGCGATATCATTGAGCAGAGAACCTCTCAAATTGAGGTTCCTCTCTCCTTTCCAAGGGAGGCTTTTCTCGTTGCAGGGGGAAACAGAGCAGGGAAAACGCAGCTTGGGGCAATGCTTGCTGTTGCATTTGCTGCAGGGCGTCAAGAGTGGTGGGTTCAACAATGGGCAGCCCTCAACAATATCCCCCTTGATCTGCTCCCTCCTCAACCCTCAACCGTGATCAGCTCAGGGCTCTCCTATAATGATTCAGTTGAGTACATCAGACCCAAACTCAATGCTTATCTTCCTCAAGGCTGCAAATATCGGAATTGGGCAGGCGCAGGGCGATCTGTTGTCACGCTCCCCAACGGCGGGCGCATCATTGCAATGAGTGCTGATGCAGGGAGAGAGAAGTATCAAGGGATGGGAGGGAGAGGCCTGAGAGCAATCTCTCTTGTTTGGCTTGATGAGGAACACCCCAAGGAGATCTTTGAGGAGTGCCTCTTGAGGTGTGCTGATACGCCTTATGGGGGGCGCATCCTCCTCACAATGACTCCTCTCAAGGGGCTCACTTGGACTCATGAGAGCTTTGTTGAAAAGGTGCTTGATGGTTTTGGGGCTGTGCAGATCTCAGGGCTTGATAATCCTTTTGTGAGCTCGGTGAAAATCAGAAGAGCCGTGCAGCATCTCTCAGAGCAGGCTCAACAATCCCGCCTCTTTGGAGCCTTCACAACTCAAACAGGATTGATATATTCTGAGTTTCGAAAAGAGGTGCATGTGATTGAGAGCAAGCCGATCCCTGAGCATTGGCCCCGCTTCAGGGGGATCGACTTTGGAACACGGAATCCGTTTTGCTGTCTTTGGGCTGCTCTTGATGAGGACTCTGACACCTTGCACATTTACAGAGAATATCAAGTCACTGAGCTCACAACTCTTGAGGCGGGGAAGGCAGTCTATGCACAGAGCAAGAATGATCCCCGTGTTGATTGGACAGTTGCAGACCCCGAAAGCCGCGACGGCCGACTCACGCTTGCGAGATATTGTTCTATTCCAACCAAGCCCGCGCAAAAACATCTTGGGGTTAATGAGGGGATCGAATATGTCAAGAGGCGACTCCTGCTTGATGCAGAGGGATATCCTGCTCTCTTGATACATGATTGTTGCAAAAAGCTCATCAGAGAATTTAGATTGTACAGATGGAAACCCGATCAAAAGAAAGATATCCCAATTAAGAAAGATGATCATGCACTTGATGCATTGCGCTATATTTGCATGATGCTCTCAAGACAACAGGCGAGAGGCTATGCAGGATAAGATTCAAGGCACGATTGAGGAAGCAATCAAGGCTGCTCAGGCTCAAGAGGCGGCAAGGGAGCAGCAGAGGCAGGGAGAGCCTGAGGATCTGATTGTCTTTGATGAGCTCTCAGCCAAATCTCAGCAGGGCGGGCGGTTTATAATGTATAGATCAGATATTCACAGTCAAGACTTGAGAAGGCCAATCATCACCCGACTCAGATCTTCAGGTTATACTGATTTTAAATTGAACAAGAGGAAATTGAGAGATGAGTGATATTGTCAATCAAAGTCTATTTTTCAGAATCATGAATTGGTTCTCTCCTTCGGAGGTTAAGCAGCTGCAACAGGTTGAGAAGGCTCCTGAGAATGTTGATCATGGGGCTACATGGATTCAGCCCTATGGAGTGAGAGCAACCTATTCACAAGAGGAGGCTATGACTGCATATGCGGGGCACGGCTACACATATGCAGCAGTGAGCAGATCCTCTCAAGATCTTGCAGCCCTTCCTCTCAGGCTCCTCAAGGGAAAGGATAAAACCCTGATTGAGGAGCATCCTGTGATTGATCTCCTCAATCAGCCCTCAACAACTGTTGATGGATTCCTATTCAGAGAGCAACTGTGCACAGATCTCATCCTCACAGGAAACTGTTATATCTTGCTCTTGGGCTCATCTGAGCAGCCCTCATCAATCGTGAGATTGCATCCTGCTGCAGTCAAGATCCAAACAGGCAAAACGGGGATCACTGGATATCTCTATGATGCAGGCGGTCAAACTGTTCAGTATCCTGTTGATCGTGTTGTGCATGGCAGATTGGCCTCTTGGAGCTCACAGCCTTCTCAGGTTTTGGGCACAGGCGCAATTGAGCCTCTGAGCAGGGAGATCCGTGCAGATATCAACAGTCAAAATCTTGTTTCAGATGCCTCAGCAAAGGCCCGCCCCGATCTCTTGATCTACCCAAAAGACCCTGCTGATATTTGGGGGCCTGAAACAAGAAGAGAGATCGCCTCAGAATATAAAAAGATGAGTGCTCAAGGGGGCGCAATGGTGCTTTCTGGGCTGGCTGAAGTTGATGTTTTGCAGGTGTCCGCCCGTGAAATGGAATATGTCGAGGCCCGCAAAATGGCAAGAGAATCAATCTCTGCTGTGATTGGGGTTCCTCCCTCTGTGCTTGGGCTCCCAACTGCAAATTATGCAACCTCAAGACAAGAGGCCCGCAATTATTGGACTGTGCAAACAAAGAGAGGGAAAAGGCTTGCAATGCTCTTCTCTGCAATCGCTCAGAGATGGGAGGATGATCTCTATTTTGAGCATGACTATTCAGGGGTTGAGGCTCTCCAAGATATGAGGACAGAGCAACTCAACAGAGTGCAGCTGCATATCCTCAATGGGGTATCTCCAAGGGCTGCATACAAATATGAGGGCCTTGAATATCCTGAGGATATTGAGGGCAATGAAGAGGCAGCAGATCTCACAGATGAAACAGCAGAAGATGCAAGATCCTTCCTGCTCAAGGTGTACACCTCAGATCATGATGAGGCTCTTGAGCAGATTGCAAAGGCATATTATGATGAGGATGATGAGGACTCTAAAGAGGAAAAGCAAAAGGACAGCCTGAGCACATATGAGAACAGGAAAGAAGCCTTTGAGAGCCTCAATGAAAGTACACAGAAGGCACTCACAAAAAAGGCTGCAGATCATCTTGAGGCGGTTGGAGATGATCCCAAAAAGCAAACAGACCGCTTTATTCTGGCAGTGAGTTATCTCAGGGGGATCGGAGCTTATGAGAGCAACCCTGAATCTGTGCGCCCAACCGTGAGCAGTGCGGAGCAATGGGCAATGGGAAGAGTCAACGGCCTTCTCTATGCATTGCGCAATCAGAGATTCAGGCGAAAACCTTATGATACAGATTTACTCCCTCCTGAGCATCCCCTCTCAACAAGGGGAGAGGATGAGGAGAGGCGGCATCTGCTCTTCGGATATGAGGGCTTACCTCTTGCCTCAAAGGATTCCTCATGGGGTTTCACTGAATCAGATGCAAAGGCAATCTTGGGAGAGGATGATTTTGAGCGTTATGCTGATGCATTTCTCTTTGTCTATCGGGGGAGAGAGGACGACTCAAAAGGCTATAGGCTCCCAATCGCAAAACTCATTGATGGTGAGCTCAAGATCGTTTTTCGGGGCGTGATTGCAGCAGGATCTGCTCTCAGGAAAGAGCCCAAATTTAACCAAGGATATTATAATCTCAATCGAATATCTGAGAGAGATCTCAAGAGAATGTACGGGATCATTGAAAAGCTCTATGCTCAATTTGATGAGGAGGCCCCTGCATATCCTGAGCGCAAGAGCACAGATCTCACAGGCTACAAATCAAAGGCTGTTGGAGATGTTGATCCTACAAACTTCCCTGCAGATGGAGATGATGAGGAGGTAAGCCTCAAGAACTCAGGATATCAAATCTTTGATTGGGAATATGCTGAGGATCTCAAGGAAAACTTTCCTGAGATTTGGAGAGCAGGGGGAAACATTGAGGGGAACAATCAATACAGAAGATTGCTCCCAATCGTGAGAAGGCAATCCCAAGAGCCTCAAACTGAAACTGAGGAAATGGCAATCCGAAAAAGAGAGGCTTGGAGTGCTAGGCACTTTGAGGACGGGGCTCAATTTGATGAGAGTGATCCGCCCTCTCCCAACCTGAGCAGCATTGCAGGAATCGTTGCTCAGATCAAATGGTTCACAGTTGGGGCTCTTGGTGAAACCCGCATGAAAGAGATCATTGATGAGGTGAAAGCCAAGCAGACAAAGACAAAAGCACGGCGGGATTTGTGGCGCATTTGGGCCCGTAATATTGGAGATCCTGCCCTCAAAGATTTGAGGCTTGCCTCATATGGATATTTGAGAGGTGCAATCAAGCGATATCAGGCACGGCTTGAGAAATATGTTGAGCCCACCTCTCAACAGGTCAACAAGTCTGTGATTGATTGGAGTTCTCTCCTTGCTGAGAGTGAGGAGATTGAGCTTGCTACTTTCACGATCGGGGCCAAGTGGCGCAAATGGTTTACAACCTCAGGCAATCAGCAGCTGCAAGATATCTTGAGAGCAGCGGGAAGAGAGGCACGGGGCGCAAGTATTGTTGATGATGGATACTCAGATCAGCATATCAATCTGTTTGCACGGCAGATTGCGCGGACAGGATCAAATGCAATTCAAAGGATTGTTGAGAATGGACTTGTTGAAGGATTGACTATCTCAGATATCGCCTCAGATATCTCAGAGGCTTTTGCATTCTCGCCTCAAAGGGCTCTCATGATTGCACGAACTGAATCAACAAATGCCGCCAATCTTGGAGCACAAAGAGCCTATTCAGAAGCCGAGGCAGATGGAATCAAGGTTCAAAAGCAATGGTTGAGCTCAAGGGATGCAAAGGTGAGAGATTCTCATGCTGCTCTTGATGGTCAAACAGTTGGAGCAAATGAAAACTTTGTAAGTGAATCAGGGGATGAGGCTCCTCATCCTGCAGGCTTTGGGATTGCATCTGAGGATATCAATTGCAGATGCACAATGATTCCGATTGTTGACTAATCAAATATTTTAATTTAAAAGGTTATAGGGGTTTATTATGTTGCAACGTTTTATGAGTAAGGGCAAGACTCAATATGATGAGGATGAGAACAAATTCTCAATGAGTTTTGTTGCCTCAACCGATCGTGCAGATCGTTATGGGGATATCATCAATCAGCAGGGTTGGGATCTTGATGCTTACCGCTCAAATCCTGTTGTGCTGCTCAATCATGATCATGGTTCTCTCCCAATCGGGAAAGGAACTGTGAGGATTGGGGAGCAGGGCCTGATCATTGATGTTGATTTTGATATGGAAGATCCAAGAGCTGCAGAGATTGCAGGAAAAGCCAAGAGAGGATTCCTCAATGCTGTATCCGTTGGATTCTCTCCCCTCAAGAGCACGCCCCGATCTGATCTTCCTGTGACTCATTATGCGCATAGCAAATCAGGCGGCAATTACTTTGATCGTGCTGAACTCCTTGAGGTTTCAGTTGTGACAATCCCTGCAAATGCAGATGCTGTTGCAATCGCTGCAAAGCAACTTGGGGCTCTTGACCTCAGATCAATGATCACAGATATAGTGAAAGGAGAAATTGCAGCAATGCCAATTCCAAGTTTTTCAAAGCACATTCTCGATATTATGGAAGATGAGGATAGTGTGACAATCGTATTTGCAAAACCTCATGCAATGCCCAAAGAAGATGACGGCATGAAAGAAGATGAGGAAGAAATGCAAGAAGAATCTGCACCTGCAGATGATGAGGAGGAGCGTGCTCTCCTCAAAGCACTTTTAACCATCAATGAAGGGAGACAATAAATGTCAACTGAAATGAAGAAGGCGAAAGAGATCATTGATGGTCTCATCCGTCATCAGCAAAACTCAAATGATAAGTTGCAGAATATTGAGAAGCAACTATCTGATCTCAAAACCGCTCAACGCTTGATCGAGGAATCACAGCAGGCTCCTGCTGTTGTTGATTATGCTCCTGAGAGTGAGCTCAAATCTTTTGTAAAAGAGGACGGCTCAATTCAATGGACAACTGAAAACAAGCATGTCGAGAGCAGCTCAGGCCGTCGCGTAACTGTTGAAGAAGCAGGGCTCCTTGATACTGAGGCAAACTGCAGCGATTGGCACAAAGAATTGAAAGAGATCGCCCGTGATCGTCATCTTGCACGACTCATCATGCCTGATCCTTATACTCCAAAACTTGACGCCCGACTCTATCGTCATTTGAACAAGGCACCCCGTGCAATCCTTCCTGCTATTCAAAAAGCATTCAACGATCAAGCGGGCACAGGTGCAGAGTTTATTCCCGATCAGTTCATCTCAGATTTGTATCAAGAGTTTCAAATCCCAAAACGTTTGAGAGGACTTCTCAACCGTGTTGAGGCGGAACGAAACACCCTCCTCATTCCCCGCTTGAATCGCGGGGGCCGTCCTTACCTGAAAGGCGAGATCACTGTTGATTCTCCTCTCTCTCAATACACCACCTCAACCGCCTCAACAGGTCAAAAGACAATCAACATCAAAGGGCTTGCATGCTCATATGTGATTGATGATGCCTTTGCTGAGGACTCTGCAATTGCAGCCCTTCCAATCCTTTCACAACAGATTGTGCAGGATATTGAGGATGCATTTGAGGACTGCATGATCAATGGTGATTCAGCCGCTGTCCATCAAGATGATATCGCAAATTGGAATATTCGATCCCGTTGGGGAGCAGCAGGTCTTGGGGGCGCTTCTGATCATCGTCGTGCTTTTGATGGGATGCGCGCAGCAGCCAACGATCAAGGCAATCTTGATGTGAGTGGTACAGCTGCAGGCGTAACTGCTGCAGAGATCTTGGGAGGTCTTTCCTCTCT